AATGATAATGATAATGATAATGATAATGATAATGATAATGATAATGATAATGATAATGATAATGATAATGATAATGATAATGATAATGATAATGATAATGATAATGATAATGATAATGATAATGATAGTGAAGATGGTGTTGAACCAAATGGGCCATTACTTCCAATTAATGTAGTAAAACGGATATCAAAATGTATTTTAATGGGGTTAGATTATATACATAAATGTAATATAATACATACTGATTTAAAACCGGAAAATATATTATTAATAAAAAGAATTAAGGATATAGATTTAAATAAGATGGATCCAAATGATTTTGATGTAAAAATTATTGATTTTGGTACAGCATGTTGGAAAGAGAAACATTTTACAGAAAATGTTCAAACTACTGAATATCGTGCTCCTGAAATTATATTAGGACGAGGATGGGGTACACCAATTGATATTTGGTCAGTTGCATGTATAATTTTTGAAATGTTAACTGGTTGTAATTTATTTGATTTGTCTGATTCTGATTCTGATTCTGATTCAAGTGACAATGAGATGGATAGTGAAATGGATAGTGATATAGATAGTGAAATGGATAGTGAGATGGATGAGGATGAAGTATATGATAGTAGTGATGATTCTGATGCTGGTATGGAAGATTATGATGATGATTTTGAGCATTTAATTCAGATGGTGGAATTATTAGGTGATTTTCCAAAAACATATAAAAAATCGGAATATTGGAGTGATTTTTTTAACAAACAAATGAAATTAAAAAATAATCCAAAACTTAATAAAAGATCAATTAGTCAGGTTTTAATTGATGATCAACATTTCGATAAACAAGATGCCATCGATATTGAAAACTTCTTAAAACCTATGTTACATTATTCAGCAACTTTAAGAGCAACTGCAGAACAATGTTTAAATCATCCATGGCTAATTGAACATTAAATCATCTGCAATTATTACCATCACATTGGAATTTTTATTTTTATCCTAATAACATTTTTAGCATCATCATATTTATAATATTACTAATATTCTCATCTTTAGGAAATATTATCTCTCCCTCTATAATTTCTGGAATATCATTTTTATTAACATTTTCACGTTTAGTTAACCATATTATAGAATATGTAATTGACCATCCAAGACAATCTTTACCATGTCTAATAGTTTCTGCCACTATATGATAGGGATTTGGGTTATTAAGCCATTCAAGAAATTCTTCACCTCCTGCTGTTCCACTTTTATCAACAATTGTTATAATATCAGATGGTTGTAGAGATCTAACTGCTTCAATATCATATGTTGAATCATTAGGACTTGGCCAATTAAGAAATAATATACAATTTTCGATAATAGATGGTTGTTCTTTTAGAAGATTTTCGATAGTGTCAAATTCTGGTTTAATAAATTCGTTATTTTTAACAGGAATAAATTGATTTGGATTTGGATCAATACATATAATTTTAATATTTGGGTTATTATCTTTAATAAATTTTTCAACTACACCATTTCCAGAACCAACAGAAATAATAGGATTATTATAATTATCATCACAAAGATATTTAAAATATTTATCAAGAAGCGATAATCCAAGATATTTTATTCCAAAACTCAAATTATCTTCATCCATTATTAATTCTTAATAATAATTAAGAATTAATAATAATTTAAAAATATACAAATAATATTTTCAATTTTTTTTTATATATTTAAATAATATGAAGAATAGATGTTTGAATTTATTAAAAATAATCAAACTGTGTTTATAATAGTATTAGTAGTATTAGTATTTTTATGTTATAAAAATAACATTTTTGAAAACTTTGTACCTCTTTGGTCAGCTTCTCATCATAATGGATTTAATGTTTATGATGGTTCTACAATGGTAGGCGGGAGAGTTTATAATTCTTCAAATAATTTATTGGATCAACAGGGATGTAGAGATTCTTGTAAAAAACGTTGGGGAAGTGAATATAAAAAATGTAATGCATATAACTATAATAATTCTAGTAAAAAATGTGATTTAATTGAATATGATGGTAGTGATGGAGGAGGAATTCTTCCACAAGAGGAAGATGGTATGAGTGGTGGATATAATTATAATAATCAATATATGCCACATAATTATTATCAACATCCATAATCATAATAATAATAATAATAATAATTAGGAGCGAGTTGGGATATATTGCCATTTGAGATCTTTGCATATATTTTTCCATATTTGGTCATGGTCATATAATTTATCTCTATTTTTAAGTAATTTGAAGTAGTCGAGAAATTCATCGAGTTCAAGTAATTCAAAGAATTTATAAAGAATATATTGGTAACTAATTAAATTTTTTCTTTTATCGGAGGGGCAATATTTTTCAAATGGTTCTAATATTTGATAAAACATTAATCTTAATTTTTCTTCGTTTTGAGTAGATATACTAGGTGGGGCGGTGCCACCTAGTAATTTAATTATAAGTGGTATATGTTCATAATAATTATTAAATGATAATTTTTTAAGAAATTCATAAATTATATTATGATTTAATTTTTTGAGATCTGTAATTCTATTTTTTTTTATTTCTTTGTGTAATCCATCAAGTACATTATTAGGTATTTCTGAATTTTCTTTTCCTTGAAATTGAGATAAACATTCATCAAAATGATTAATTTTTAAATATTTATATGGCTGATTATATTCATATTCCTGTTTTTCTTTATATGAAGGTGCTGTGTCAAGAAACCATGGAGTGGCTTTACCACATTCATTACATATAAGATAATAATCACTATTAATGAGTGGAACATCACATTTTGGGCAAAATTCGAATTCTTCTTTTTGATTTTTTTTTTTGACGACAATATTATTGTTACCTGTTGCGCGAACATATTCATATAATAAATCTAATACATTATAATTTTGAGAATTATTTTTTAGTTCATAATAATCATTTAAAATATGTGATACATTTAAATAATATTTATTTTCTTCTTCCCTTTTTTCTATTTTATTAATATCATCTTTTAATTTTTCAATTGTCATATTAATTTTTCTAATTTCCGATTCTTTATATAAAATATTTTCTAAATTTTTAGTTTCATTCTGATAATCAATTACCTTTTTTTGATATTTATGTAATTCCCTTTTCTTTTGTGGCAATACTTTCTCTTGTAAATTTTCAAAATATATCTCTTTCTCTTTATGTAGAGCATCAATAGTTGTACGATTATCTTTTATTATACTTTTTTTATTTTTTGTTTTAAACATCTTAAAAATAATTAATAAAATTATTTCTTTTTTAAATTAAATTAAATTAAATTAAATTTAAATTAAAAGTGTGTTTAAAATATGTTTTTTTTATTAATAATATAATATAAGGGAGTTTTAAACTTAATTTGAAAATGAAATTAATTGATTCATCAACGATAAATTATAAGACATTAATGCAAATGATTTTAATATATAATGCTGTATTAAATGGTTGGACTGTAAAAAAATCTGATATTAGTAATGATATATTTGAATTTAAGATAAAGAAAATAAATGATAAATTAAATAATAATAATAATGATAAAATAATTAATAATTATATAAGAAGATTTCTACATTATAATTTTAGTTTAGATAGACTAAAGAACTGAACAACAGAATGATTCATTATAATAATCATCATCATCATAATACTCCCTATTAAATTGTCTTAAACGTAATTTAAATTTATAATGACATCTAGGACATTCATGAGGAGAAACTGTACATATATCAGTACATTGATTATTTCTATGAGATATTTTAAATTGTTGTTGAGATTGTTGTTGAGATGGGTGAGATTGTTGAGATTGTTGTGATTGTTGTGATTGTTGAGATTGTTGAGATTGTTGTTGAGATGGATGAGATTGTTGAGATTGAGGTTGTGGATAAGTTGATTGTGTATAAATTGATGGATAATTATAATAATTTGGTTGTTGTATAGATGATGGGTTAAAAGGAGGAGGGGGTGTAATAGAGTGGTTTAAATTATTTAAATTATTATTCATAGATTGTTATAATATAAAAAGATAATATTTTGGATATTATATATTATAAATGAATAAAATATGAATATTAAAAACGTTTAAAAATGTTGATTATTGGGAAGGTATAAATAATGAAAGTGATATAATGGTAGTATAAAATTTATATGAAATATTATATTAAATATAATATAATATATATAATTTCGTAATTTTTTTGAAAAATAAAATATTTGGTTAAATTATAAAACAACAATCATTTATTAAAATGGGTGGAGGTTTAATGCAATTAGTCGCTTATGGTGCTCAAGATATTTATCTTACAGGTAATCCTCAGGTTACCTTTTTCAAAGTAGTATATCGTCGTCATACAAATTTCTCTATTGAGTCTATTGAACAAACATTTAATGGACAAGCTGACTTTGGGAAGAAAGTCACAAGTACTATATCTCGTAATGGAGATTTAATTTGGAAGGTATATCTTCAAACTGATCTTCCAACGGTGGAGAAAACAGGTGGTACATTTGCCTGGACACGATATATTGGTCATGTTTTATTAAAACAGATGGATGTGGAGATTGGAGGGCAAAGAATTGATCGTCAATATGGGGATTGGTTAACTATTTGGAATGAATTAACTCAGACAGCTGAAAAGTTTGTTGGATATAATAATATGGTTGGAAATATCAGTGATTTATTTACACCTGATTCGATGGTTGAGGGACGTACTTTATACATTCCTCTTCAATTTTGGTTCAATCGTAATCCGGGACTTGCTCTTCCATTAATTGCGCTTCAATATCATGAAGTTAAAATTAACATTGAATTTCGGCCAGTACGTGAATGTTTCATTACGAATGATTGTACTGATCCTGATGCTATTCCATCTTTAGGAAACACAAGTTTATATGTTGATTATATTTATTTAGATACTGATGAACGTCGTAGATTTGCTCAAGTATCTCATGAATACTTAATCGAACAACTTCAATTTACTGGTGATGAATCTATCAGTAACATCTCCCAAAAGATTCGTCTTAACTTCAATCATCCATGCAAAGAGTTCATATGGGTAAGTCAACTTGATAGTGTTGTTGATGCTTGCACTAATGAATGGTCCAATTATACGAATCAACCTGGATACTCAGGTGGTCATTTAATGCTTGATGCGAAGATCTTATTAAATGGACATGATCGGTTCAGTACTCGTTTTGCCGATTACTTCAATTTAGTTCAACCTTATCAACATCACACTCGTATTCCCGCTACTGGTATCTATGTATATTCTTTCGGTCTTAAACCCGAAGAACATCAACCAAGTGGATCTGTCAATATGTCCCGTATCGATAACGCCACTTTACAACTTACGATGACTACGAGCGAACCCCAGAAGCTTCGAATTTATTCTGTCAATTACAATGTTTTAAGAATCATGAGTGGTATGGGTAAATTTTTTGGTCAGTCTGTTTTCCAACAGAAAACCAATTGCCCAAGTATTTGTTATAAATTGCAAATGCTAGTCATTTTATTTATTATAATGGCGACACTATCAAATTGCTGGAAACTCCTTAGAGTCATTAGTACCAAGGTAAATAGGAAACTGTTTACTGGCCTAGAATTAACTAGGGTATGGTGAAAATCTAATGAATTGGATAATCAGCAGCCAAGTCCCATCTTACTCAATAAGATTGGATGCAGTTCAACGACTAGATGTTAGTGGGCTCTCATAATTATATGAGAGCTTAAGGTATAGTCTATACCAGTTTTGGGAAACCACTGGAAAGCATAGGGCCTTGCTTATAGTAATTAGGTCAGTCTGTTTTAGACTGGACAAATTTAAATATTTTAAAAAATCTATTAAAATTTTAATATAATTTATATTAAAATTATTTATAAAGTAAAGTTAATTTAATTAAGTAAAATTGTATTTTCTGATATCCTTTGTGAAATCTTTGTAATTTTATCTAAAATATCATCTAAATTAAACTCATTTTTAAGATAATTACATGAAGAACAACATGATTTACAATTATCAATATTATAATTAATAGAACTATCTATTCTATCAATTCCTATATTTTCAAATGTATTACCACATAAATAACATTTCTTATTGTTTATTAATTCATTAAATTCTTTAATAGTTATATTAACTTTTTTTTTTCTTTGTATCGCGCTTCTTTTTAATTCCCAAAATGTTAATTTTGTATTTCTTGATTGAAATATATCAGAATATAGTAAATTATTTGATTTTGTATATTCATATATATGATAACATCTCTTTAGAAAAATATCAAATGTTAAATCTTTTTTCATCATATTACAAATTTTACAACAAGATACAATATTACCAATAAAATATCCATAATTATTTAAAACACGATCAATACCATTTAATTTATTTTTTGGAGGATTACAATCACAGTAATAACAGTTTTGTGTAAATAATTTTTTTGCATATTCATCATCAATATCCCAATTAATATTACATTTTTGTGCTCTATCTTTATAATATCCTATTTTTTCAATTAAACTGCTTTTACGTCGTTCTTGTATCTTATTATATTTATCAGGATTATTTTTACGCCATTCTTTTGCTATTTCTGCATTATGATCTAAAAATTCCTTTTCATTTTCACTTCTTTTTTTATCACGATATGTTTGATAATATTTATTTTTTTTAGACATTTCTTTTTTATATTTTTTTCGTTCTTCTGTATTTCTTTTTGCATTTCTTTTTTTCTCATAATCTAATTTATTTTTACATGACTTAGTCACTTTACCATTACTACCTATAAACATTGATTTATTATGAACTTCATTACAATCATAACACCATTTTTCATCATCTTTAATTTTTTTAAATAAATTACCCCATTTTATATGAGTTTTACAATATTCATTTTTAGTATTACTACTACATTGATTTCCATTTTTTATAATCCAAGCACATCTAGACATAATAATTGTATTTTAATAAATTTAATAAAAATTATTTTTTTAAATTATTTTTTCAATTTTTATAATTTCTTCTGTTCTTCTCTCTGTTTCCTTTTTCTTAATCTATCTCTTTCTCTTCTTTCATCATCACTCATTTTAGGAGGTCTTGGAGTTCTACCTTCTTCAATTCTTTTATTATCTCTGTACTTTTTATCAATTTCTCTTCTGTGTTTTTTGAAATTTTCATCTCCTATCTGCTCTTTTTTAATACTTTCATACCTTTTTTGTTTTGGAAGTGTTGCTAAATCATTTGGATTATCAATACATTTTTGACAACACTTCTTATTTGGCAAATAATATATTTTTCTACATCTATTACATATATTCATATTATTAATTATTTCATCAGTATACTCATTCATAAAACTATGTTTATTACAATAATTACTGTTTTCTAATGCATAAAAAATACATGGAACTATTTTATTAGTTTCATTTCTATATCCTTTACATTTTTTTCTCATTCTTATTCTTATTCTACTTTTATTATTAACAATATTTATCTTTCTCTCTTTCTCTTTCTTATTTTCATTCTTATTCTCATTATCATTCTCTTTCTCTTTCTCTTTCCCTTTCTCATTTTCATTTTCATTATTATTTTCATTATTATTCTCTTTCTCATTCTCATTATCATTATCATTCTCATTCTCATTCTCATTCTCTTTCTCATTTTCATTATCATTATCATTATCATTATCATTCTCTTTCTCTTTATCATTATCATTATCATTATCATTCTCTTTATCATTATCATTATCATTATCATTATCATTATCATTATCATTATCATTATCATTATCATTCTCTTTATCATTATCATTATCATTATCATTATCATTATCATTATCATTATCATTATCATTATCATTATCATTATCATTTATATTTTCAATTAATTTTATTATATCAAATGTATTGGAAGCAATTTTAACACATTTATTAATAAATTCATCAATATTATAATTTAATTTCATAAAATTACATCTACTACAACATGGTTTAACATTATTTAATGTATAATATCCATTACTATTAATTCTATCTAATCCATTTTTCTCAGAAAAAATACCACATAAATAGCAATATGAATTAATTGTTAATTTATTAAAATCTTCTTTATTTATTTCAAATTTTATCTTTCTTTTTGAAGCATCATTTTTATAATGACAATAATCTCCAGATTTTTTATAACTAATTAAATATTTAGATTTTCCTTCTATTTTACCATTGTATATTGATATAATCATACATTGTGTTAAAAAATTATTAATAGTTTGTGAACCTTTAATATAATTACACATACTACAACAACTAACAACATTTAATGTATCATAACCTTTTTTAGAATCTATTCGATCAATTCCATTTAATATATTATTTTCTTTATAATCACAATAAATACATTTATTATTAAATAATTTTTTTGCAAAATCATCTGTTAAATCCCATTTCAAATTTCTTTTTTTAGCACTGTTTTTATAATCCCTCAGTTTTTCATTAACATTATTATTATATCTATTACTTCTATCTCTCTTTTTATCTATTTGTTTAGAATATTTACGACAAGAATCACATGTATTCGCATCATTTCCTTTATCATTTATAAAATGACTTTTATCCTTTACTTTATGACATATAGTACATGCTTTTTCATTATCTGGATTAGTGATTCTTTTATTAGCTTCATCTTGGTGTTTTTTTCGTAAAAGTGTTTCAGTATTTCTTTCAATTTGTCTACATTTTATGCATGTTTTATTTTCATCATTTTTATCTAATTCTTCTTGACATCCTCTTATATGATTTTTACATACCTTTTTACCAATTTTCTCTAATTCCATCTTTCTATATTCCTTTTGATGACCACCACAATAATCATTTTCATAACTTTTTTTAAATTTACAACCCTCCTTTTTACATAATATCACATTTTCTCTCTCTTTCTCTCTATTTAATTTACCTCTATTTCTACATGATTCGCAAACTTTATATTCATTCTCAATATATTTCATATTTCTACATGTACTACATTGTTGTACATTATTTAACATCTCATCTGTATACCCCCTATATAAACCATTATGAAAATTACAAAATTTACCATCATTTATTGCATAATTTGTACATCCCATTCGTGTAGGAGCAATACATCTTTTATACTCATATTGTTCACCAATTTTTTTCTTTATATATCTTATTGAACATTTTTCACATTTTATACCACTTTTAATCCATCTCTTACATCCACCACAATATACTAAATTTTTAATATCATTCTCACTATAATCCTTCATATACAAATGTCTATCACAATATTCATCTTTTTTCGCTTCTGATCTACATGGATCTTTACCATTTATAACTCCTTTACATCTCTTTATACCACAGAAAGGACAAGTTGTTAATCTTGAATCTATAATTTTATTACATGTATTTGAATCTCTTTTATTTATTCCAATACATGTAGTTAAATTATTAAAATTTTCATTATTATAATCTTTCATATATTGATGATTTTTACATAATCCATTTTCTTCAACTTTATGTATACATGGTGTTTTAATCTTATTTTTAATAAGAACTCCTTTACATTTATCAACATTACAATAATGACAAGATCTTCTTTTATCAATCATTTTACCACATCCATTACATCGTTTTAAATTATTTATTGCATCAGAATCATAATTTTTAAAATAACTGTGATGTTCACAATATCTATCATTCTTATCAACTCTTTTTATACATTTTTTAATATTTTTATTTCTTGTATCCCAAAAAAATCCATTACATGTATCTTTATTTGGATAACATATTGGACAATAGGTTTCAATAAATAATCTAGAACATTTTCTACACTTGTTAAAATTTTTAATATCTTTCAAAATTTCTTCATCATAATTTTTCATATGTTTATGTATTTCACAAAATCCATTATTATAAATTAATAATGGAGGATTTTTACATCTATTATTAGATCTACATATCCCTTTGCACTGATTAGTAATAATTGTTGACATTTTAATTTAATTTAATTTAATTGGTCAAGATCAAAATTAATTTAGTTATTTTGATATTATTATAACAAATCATTTCTCTAAACCAATTTTTCAATTTTCAAAATAAATTTAAAAATTTGAAAATTAATTATAAAAAAAACAAAAATCATGCGTGTATTCTCAAAATTAATCAAATGTACAACTGGTTTCATTATCGTAGAGACTGATGATATTAATTCTATCATCCAAACATTTATTTCTAATGACAAATATATTCCTGATTCAACAACACTTACAATAAGTTTAATTCCTAAAGATATAGTTATAGTTCAAGATATAGAAGAAGCAAATTACTTTAAAGATCATAGATTTGATCTTATAAGAATAAGTGACAAAATATTACTACAATCACACTATGATTATGACTCCAAAATTTTATTTTATTATGAAAATAAAAAATTAAATTGTAAAATTACACAACCAACTTGTAATTCAACAACTATCACTATTAATTTAAAATAATTAATGTTGGCATTATTTATTAAAAAACATAAAGTAGGAATTTCCTACTTTATAAATTAAAATTAAAATATATAAAAGGAGTTATAATTTATCTCGAGTGTCGCGTTTAAAATCCATTTTTTAATATATAAAAAAAACTAAAAACAAAAAAGTAGGAGTCAGATTTCAAACTCCTACTTTATAAAAAAAAATATAAAAAGGAGTTATAATTTAACTCGAGGTGCGTTTAAAATTAAACTTTTTTAATAAATAGAGAAACCAAAATCTAAAAGTATAACAAAAAATTTAAAAAGAAGTTATAAATATTGAGCCTAATTAAGCTAAAGAAAAAAAAAGCACATTTAAGCGTAGCTACTTATGCTAATTTATTATTATTTAGCTTCATTAGGCCCAAAATTTAAATTTAACTCGAGATGCGTTTAAAATTAAACTTTTTTAATATCATCTAGAAAACTATTTATTAAAAACAAAAAGTAGGAGTTATGATTAAGCTCCTACTTTATAAAAAAAAACATTTAAAAAGGAGTTATAAAACAACACGAGATGCGTTTAAAATTAAACTTTTTTTAATATATAGAAAAAACTATTTATTAAAAACAAAAAGTAGGAATCAGAGGTCAACTCCTACTTTATAAAAAAAAACATTTAAAAAGGAGTTATAATTTAACTCGATGCTGCGTTTAAAATCCAATTTTTTTTAATATATAGAGAAATTGAAATACATTTTTAAAAATTATTAAATTAAATTAAATTAAATTAAATTAAAATATTATATATATAATATAATAAATTATGGTATCTTCCAAAAGACATCGAAACAGTCGAAAAACTAAAAGTAAAAATAGGACTAGTAAACATATACGTAGACGTAGAAGTAAAAGTAGATTATATCCTAACAGACGAATGTTTCCTACATGTTTAAGACAATTTACAAAAAAATATACAGAAAGACCATCACCTCCATATTCTGCTAATTATTGTTGTAACAAGAAAAAGGTAGGTAATGATGGAAATATGTGGAAATCAACACCAAATGTACATGGTGTATGTACATGGAAAAAAATGTAATTCGTTTTTTCAATAATTTTTTTAAATTTTATTTTAATAAATTAGATATGACATCAAATTTATTTGGTTTAAATAAGAATGGTATAAGAGAATTAAAAGAGAGTGATTTTAAAAATGATCATATTATTAACTTTAAATTTAAATTTAAAAATGGTTTAGTGGTTTTCTATCATCCGAATGACCCAAAATCAATATCACTTATACCAATATTAATACAATTAAATTCTGAATATGAACATAAACAATTTATATTTGCAACAGTTAATGGAAAAGAATGGACTATTTTGTTAAAAAGATTTAATATATATTCAATTGATAATTTTCCTACAATATTTTATGTAAAAAGAAATGGATTTTTAGATAGATATGAATCAAATGAATTAACAATTGATAATATTAGAAATTTTATCAAAGATGAATTTGAATTAGAAAATACTATTGATCTAAATAATAAACTTGAAAAAGAAGAAAAATTAAAAGAAAAACAACAACATAGAGCAGATCTAAAAATTATAAAAAATATAGAAAAAAATACTATAGAAAAAAAATCTAAACCTAGTAAATATCGCACTAAAGAAATCAAAAAATACGTATTCCAAAAACGTAATCTTAAAATATAAATTATTTTATTTTATTTATTTTATTTTATTATAATAGCAGTATCACATCCCTCTACTGCTAATTTATCAGCCATCTCATTACCATAAATTCCCTGATGTCCACGAACATGTTTTATTTCAAGATTTATACCTATATTTATTAAACTATCATATGCATCTTTTAAATTTATAATAATATCTAAATTTGATATATCTTTACCACCTGCTCTTTTCCATCCATTCTGTTCCCATTTTTCCATCCATTTTGTTATAATATTTACAGCATACATACTATCAGTATAAATTATTATTTTTTTATTTATAAATTTTGAATCATGCAGTATTTTACTTAATATTATATTTAATGCAACATGAATTGCAGTCAATTCAGCTCGTTGATTTGTACATGAACCACTATAAAAATTTAACAAATTTTCTGAAACATTCATTATTGTATCTGATGGAAAATATATACCTATTCCTGCTGTTTTAGATTTCTCATTACAATTATTAGGACATGCGCCATCTGTATATATCTCAAATATTTTTTCAATTTTCATTTCTTTATTTTTATTTTTATTTTTTTTTTCATTTAAATAAGATTTGGCATCTTCTAAATTTTTAAATTTTTTAAATTGGGCATTACTATATCCACTTACAATTTTTTTACATTCTTCCCATGTTTTGAAAATTCCTGTTTTATGACCTTTTTTAATTGCATAATACATTAAATATAAATTAACTTATTATAATTAATAATAATAATAAAGAAATTTTTAAATTTAATTTTCATTTTCAATTTTCATTTTACTTTTTTGTGATGCTGCTTTAATCATCTTTCTATCCATTATTAATATATTAAATTCATCGATACTTATGTTACCATGTATTAAATATGATCCTGTAGTTACTATCTCTATACCTATACAATTATTATTTTTTGATTTATAAATTAGAATTTTATCTTTACAAATGTAAAATTTATTATTATTATCCTCAAATATTTCAACAAATTTATTATTTTTCTTATTTATTTTTTCTTTCATTTTATCATAATTTATATGTATTATAATTTCATTTTTTGGGTCAAATTTAATATCCACCATACCATTATTAACTTCATTTAAAAAAATTATTTTATTTATATTCATATAAAATACCAAATTATTTTCATTTTCAGGAATAACTTCAATAAATTGCTGTAATAATAAATCATGGTTTTTCAATTTTTCAAAATCCTCTTTATTTATACTTATATAATAATATCCTTCACATATTATAATATAAGTATTATATCTATTATTATTAATATTAATGTATGCTATATTATTAACATTAATTACACCACTTTCTGTTACAATAAATTGATTCATTTTCTTAATTCATCAATAAAATTGAAAAAAAACAATCAATTTTTTTTCAATTTTCAATTTTCAATTTTCATCGTAATTCATATTTAATCATTTCCATAATTGTATATTAATTAATTTTATTTTAATTTTGTTGATTTAATCCATCTTTCAAGACATTAATAATAAATTTAAATTAGATTCATCAATACTGATGAATGTTAAATTTTGTGTTGTAGTTGATATATCTATATTTATATAGTTAGATCCATCTAATCCATTTGATTCATTTGATTCAAAACTTATAATTTCATCTTTACGAATGTATAATCTATTATTATTTATAGAAACTACTTCAACGAATTTATTATTTTTTTCATTTATGTTTTTTTTTATTTCATCATAATTTATAGATAATAAAACATGATGCATTTTAAATTTAAAATATACTTCATTATTACAATGTTCATTAATATAAATTATTTTATTTATATTAATATAATATACAAAATCATATCCCTGAACAACTTCAATAAATTGCTGAAATAAATTCTGGTTTTTCAAATTTTCAAAATCCTCTTTATCTATTTCCATATCCATATCATTAATTCTTTCTCTTCTTATGATATAAGTAGTTTTATTTTTATATTCATTATTATTAATATAAATGTAATCTATATTATTAATATTAATATTTAAACCACTTTTTGTTTTAATAAATTGAGTCATTTTATTATAATCTTCTTAATTCATCTTAATTCATCATAAAATTTAAAAACAATTAATTTTTTTTCAATTTTCTTTTAACTCACTACTATAAAGTAAATTTAAAATTTCTTCTAAATCATTATAATATTCTATTCCAAAATTAGGTTTATATTTTATCTCATCATTTATATCTCTTTTATATCTACTTTTTAATTGAATATTTTTTTTTCTCCACCATCTTTGTAATTTAGGAATTAAATATGCTATTTTATATAGATAACATAATTTTAATCTATCAGGTGTTGTATTTATTAAATCACATAATTCATCTTTTAATTGATGTTTATATAGAACAGGATTAATATATTCTATTGGATTATTATCTATCCATAAAACCTTAAGTGAACTGGGTAAATTTTTAATTTCTCTTATTTGATTATTTTCTATCCATAAACCCTTAAGTGAACTGGGTAAATTTTTAATTTTTCTTATTTGATTATTTTCTATCTCTAATTGTTGAAGTGTATTTGGTAAATTTTTAATTTCTCTTATTTGATTATTATTTATATATAAATATGTAAGTGTACTGGGTAAATTTTTAATTTCTCTTATTTGATTATCACCTATATATAATTGTTGAAGTGTATTTGGTAAATTTTTAATTTCTGTTATTTGATTATGGCTTATAAATAATTTTTTAAGTGAATCTGGTAAATTTTTAAATTCTCTTATTTGATTATTTCTTATATTTAATTGTTCAAGTGTATGGGGTAAATTTTTAATTTCTCTTATTTGATTATTTTCTATAATTAATATTTCAAGTGTATGGGGTAAATTATTAATTTCTGTTATTTGATTATTATCTATACATAATATTTCAAGTGTATTATGTAAAATATTAATTTCTGTTATTTGATTATTATCTAAATATAAAGTTTTAAGTGAATCGGGTAAATTATTAGGAATTTCTCTTAAACACATATAAAATAACTTTAAATCCATTTTATTTTCAAATTAATTTAAATTAAAAAAGAAAGTTCTTTTTATTTTTCAATTTTGCGTCTTTTTAAATTATTAAAATCATCTAAACTATTAAAATATTCTATTCCAACTCCAGGTTTATATGTTATCTCAGTATTTATATCTCTTTTATATTTTGTTTTTAATTGTATATTCTTTTTCCTCCACAAATTTTGTAATTTAGGAATTAAATAAGCTATTTTATATAGATAACATAATTTTAATCTATCAGATGTTGTATTTATTAAATTACATAATTCATCTGCAAATTTATGTTTATATAGAACAGGATTAATATATTCTATTATTTGATTATTATTCCATATCAATAATTTTTTAAGTGTATTGGGTAAATTTTTAATTTCTCTTATTGGATTTTCGAATATCCATAATTCTTTAAGTGTATTGGGTAAATTTTTAATTTCTGTTATTTGATTTCCTGTTATCCATAATTTTTTAAGTGTATTGGGTAAATTTTTAATTTCTGTAATTTGATTTTCTGATATTTCTAATTCTTTAAGTGAATCTGGTAAATTTTTAATTTCTGTTATTTGATTATCTGATATATTTAATTCTTTAAGTGTACTGGGTAAATTATTAATTTCTGTTATTTGATTTATTGATATATTTAAATTTTGAAGTGTACATGGTAAATTTTTAATTTCTCTTATTTGATTATTGAATATAAATAATATTTCAAGTGAACTAGGTAAATTTTTAATTTCTCTTATTTGATTATCACTTATGTGTAATTCTTCAAGTGAATTGAGTAAATTATTAGGAATTTCTGTTAAATTTTTATATGATAAATCCATTTTATTTTCAAATTAATTAAATTTTAAATTAAAAAGAAAATAAGAAAAAAATGTTTCAATTTTTTATTTTAAATCTGGTAAATTTTTAATTTCTCTTATTTCATTAAGACTTAAATATATAGTTTTAAGTGAGTTAGGTAAATTATTAGGAATTTCTATTAAATTGTTAAATTGTAGATTCATTTTATCTTTAATTTTAGTTTATAACTTTAATTTCTACTAAAATAATTTTCAATTTTATAATTTGTATTTCATTCTTCTTTTAATTTTTTAGCTTCTCCACTATAAAGTAAATTTAAAATTTCTTTTAAATCATTAAAATATTCTATTCCAAGCCCAGGCTTATATTTTATCTCAGTATTTATATCTCTTTTATATCTACTTTTTAATTGTATATTCTTTTTTCTCCATAATTTTTGTAATTTAGGAATTAAATATGCGATTTTATATAGATAACATAATTTTAATTTATCAGGTGTTGTATTTATTAAATCACATAATTGATCTTTTAATTGATGTTTATATAAAACAGGATTAATATATTCTATTATTGGATTATTATTTATATATAATTCTTTAAGTGTATTGGGTAAATTTTTAATTTCTGTAATTTGATTATCTGATATATTTAAATGAGTAAGTGTATGGGGTAAATTATTAATTTCTCTTATTTGATTTCCTGATATATGTAAACATTTAAGTGTATGAGGTAAATTATTAATTTCTCTTATTTGATTATGACCTATATACAATATTTGAACTGAATCAGGTAAATTTTTAATTTTTGTAATTTGATTATCTGATATAAATAAGTCTTGAAGTAAATTAGGTAAATTTTTAATTTCTGTTATTTGATTATTTTCTATATCTAAATAAATAAGTGAATCGGGTAAATTATTAATTTCTCTTATTTCATTAAAACTTAAATATATAGTTTGAAGTGAGTTAGGTAAATTATTAGGAATTTCTCTTAAATTTTTAACTTGTAAATTCATTTTATCTTAATCTTTAATTTTAGTTTATAACTTTAATTTTCACTAAAATAGTTTTCAATTTTTGAAAAATGAAAATAGGTTTAAAAACAAAAAATTATTTTTAAACTGTTTTTAAAATTTTAGATATTAATATATTCAAGAATATTATTTTTTTTTTTAATTCCAACATCTATCTCTATATTTTTTAGCATTTTCAATTGGATTATCACTTTGATAAATACCCCTACCAATTATAAAAAAACTAACACCTCTATCTTTTAATGTTTCTGGTGAATTATATAACTGATCTAATTTATCATTATTTACATCAATATTTACTCCAGGTGTAAATGTAGGAACATCATTCAATAATCTTTCTTGTGCAATAAATCCAACTATATTAGAATTAGAATTAGAATTATCTAATACGAATTGTTTAACTTTATTAGTGTAATTTTGATCAATTAAATTATCATTAGTGGACATTTGAGCAATTAATAATAAACCTAAATTAGGATAATTTTGATTAAATGCTTTAATTAATCCATTACCAGTAATACAATGTATGGTAACAATATCTGCCCATTTTGCTATTTTTTCACATTGTAAAATTGATATATTGGCAATATCTGCAAATTTGCGATCTTCAATAATAAATATATCTCTCTTTTTTTTTAAATTATTTAATGTTTCAATAAAATTAATTTCACATATTTGATCAGTAAATTTTATTATATCATAATGTAATTTAATTCCACATACATAATCACCTATTTCATTAATCAAATTTAATATTCTATTTGGATCTTTTAAATCTATACTTGCTATTATATTTGATCTCTTATTTTTTGCTATATTTATTATCTTATTTTTATCATTTTTTAATAAATCATTCAATCTCAATAATGATATCATTTTATAACCATGTATATCACATCCACTCTGTTCTCTTCTATCTAAAATTGTTATAATACCACCTATTTTAATATCCGGTATTTCCTTCTTAAGAATTTCTAATATCTCTATAACACTACTTCCAGTTGTAATAACATCTTCAATAATATAATAAGTTTTTTTAATATCAATAACACCCTCTATTCTTTTATTTATTCCATGTTTCTTTAATTCCTTTCTAACTATTAATAATTGTGCTTCTAAAATATCTGCAACCCAACATGAATATGGAATACCTCCAATTGGTACACCAATTATACCAAAATCATTATTACTACTATGATTAAAATTATTTTTAATAAGATTAGCGAGATTAATTGAAATTTGTTTACGAAGATTGGGATAGTTTATAATTTCACGCAGATCTATATAAATATTAGATAAATCACCATTTTTAAGAATGAAATTACCATATTTTATTATATTTTTATTAAGTATTTCATTTATTATTTCTGAAGTCATTATTTTATTTTAATTTAATTAAAATATCAATTTTTTAAATTTCATAAATTAATTAATATTAATAATATTAATAATAATAATAATTATTTATGAAATTTAATCAAATAATTAAATTAGTTGGTTTGGAAAAAATTAATTTACCTGCTATTTTAATTGAAAATACATCTATTAAAACAAATAGTAATTTTAAAAAATTAGTAAATATAAATAATGAATCTGATAAATATGATGAATATGATGATTATAATAGTAACATTAGTAGCATAAGTAGTATTAGTAGCAATGATATAAATATAAATAATATAAATAATGATATAAATAATGATATAAATAATGATATAAATATAAATAATATAAATAATGATAAAAAATATGATGGTATAGATGATATATTTGATGAATATCATAAAAATAATAAATCAGTATTAAAATTAGAAGATGGTAAATTAATGAAAATTAATACAATTGAAATACCATTATGGGGTAATAATAAAATTATTATTTTATATAACTGTGATAATAATTTTTTAATAGAGTTTTTAAAAATTTTGGATTCTTCATCATCTCAATCAGAATTAAAATTATATTGGGTTTTATTAGATGATATAAATACTGTTTTATATAAAAGTCCTTATTTAGATAAAATTAACTTTAATATTATAGATTTAATGAGTAATAATAAATTAAAAGAAAATAAAGTAAAATATAATGGTAAAAAATTTTCTATTGATTTTATACCAATTTGCGATAAAAATTTAAAGTTATATAAAATTCAAAATATTGATTTTATTAGAAAAAATGATATTTTAATTAATAATATAAGTCATGATATTAGAACTCCTCTTAATGGTATTATAGGTATGGCAAATTTATTAATCGATATAGTTAATGATGTTGAACAAATAGATTATATTGATACAATAAAACAATGTGGTAATGAGTTATTAAGAACGTTAGATGATATAATTATATATAATAATTTATTAAAGAGTACAAATATAGATAAGAAAGATGATATAAATATAATTCAGATTATAAAGGAGATAATAGATAATATTACAAATAAAAATAAAAATAAAAATAAAAATGAAAATGATATTAAATTTCAAATTAATAAAAATAAGAAATTTCCAAAATATGTAAAATCGGATAAATCAAAAATAAACTTATTAATTGAGCATATTTTATTATATATATTAAAACAATTGGATGATGGTACAATCAATATTTGGACATTTTTTAAATCAAATAATATATATTTTTTCTTTACAACAAATAATGATGAAATTATTAAAGAAAAAAAATTAGAAAAGTATATTAAAAGAAAATCATATATATCAACATCAACAAATAGTAGTTTAGATTTAACAATAGTTGAAAGAATATTAGATCTATTAGATGGTGTAATTAAAATTAAATCAAATGATATGAGTATTCCATCAATTTTAATTAAATTTCCAATTGATAATAATGTAAATATAGATATATTTATTAATGATTATAAATATCTTTTTCAAAATAAAACAATTTTATTATTAATAAATAATAACTCAAATGAAAAAATTAAAATTAGTAATTGGATAGTCAATTGGGGTGCCAATGTAATAATTGCTTCAACTATTGATGATGTTAAATTAAATTTAACTATTTCAATGTCCAAAATCAATCTAATCATATTTTCCCCCATTTTTGAATCATTATTACATAATATTAATATACCAATTATTAAAAATATAATTAACAATAATAATGATAATAATGATAATAATAATGATAATGAATTAGATATTGATTATGAGAAAAAGTTGTTTGATATGGTTTTAAATATTTTTAAAAAAGATGATAAAATTAAGAATAAGAATAAAAATAAAAATAAAAGTAAAAGTAAAAGTAAAAGTAAAAGTAAAAGTAAAAATAAAAAAGATGGGAAGGATAATAAAAATGATAATAAAAATAAATTTAATAAAATTAAAATACTGATAGCAGATGATGTACAAAGTCATTCAAACATAATTCATAATTATTTAAATAAGATAGGAATATTAAATGATAATATAAATGTAGTTCAAAATGGAGTGGAAGTTTTACAATCATTAGAAGAAAATAAGTATGATGTTATATTATTAGATATTAAAATGCCAATAATGGATGGTTATAAAGTTGCAAAAACTATTTATAACAAGTATCCAAATGATAATAACTTAGGTAGAAATAATAATCGTCCATTTTTAATTGCAACAACATATAAAATAAATAAAGATAAAATTCAAAAAAATAATATTGATGCTTATTTGATTAAACCAATTGAAATGGAAAAATTAGAAAATATGATTAAAATTATTTATAAAAGATTAAATTCGTAAATTTTAAAATTATTTATAAAAAGATTAAATAGATAAATTTATTTTTTAATTTATTTATTTTAATATAATTTTTTTATATTGTGTTATATTATAAAATATATAAATGGTCGGAATTGTTGATCAACATCAAGCCAATATTGGTGATCTCTTTGTAAGTCGCGATGCTATTATTTGTGGAAATCTCGTAACCGGTAACCTATTCGGTAATTTATTTGGTAATTTAGTCGGAAATGTTACTGGTGACGTTACTGGTAATTTAACTGGTAATGTTACTGGTGATATTTGTGCAAATTTAGTACAAACTGATTTCTTACAACCCAAAAATAATGAAGATATCCAATTAATTGATGGTAATCTTATAGGTAATATTATCGGTAATTTAGTTGGTGATGTTACTGGTGATGTAACTGGTAATTTAGTTGGTGATGTTACCGGTGATGTTACTGGTAATTTAGTTGGTGATGTTACTGGTGATGTAACTGGTAATTTAGTTGGTGATGTTACTGGTGATGTAACTGGTAATTTAGTTGGTGATGTTACTGGTGATGTAACTGGTAATTTAGTTGGTGATGTTACTGGTGATCTTACTGGTGATGTAACTGGTAATTTAGTTGGTGATATAACAGGAAATCTTAATGCTTTTAAAATTGATGTAGATGTTACTGGTGGTGATCCTATTGCTGGTACTGCTACATTAGTAGGAGGAACTGTTACTGTTTTAACTACTAAAGTAACTGCAAGTAGTATTGTTTTAATTTCTCGTAATACTCCAGGTGGTGGTGTAGGTAATTTAAGTGTTCCAGTTGCTTCTATTGTTGCTTCTACAAGTTTTGTTATTAATAGTGACAGTGGTACTGAAACTTCTACTATAAATTGGTTTATTTTAAATTAAATTAAATTTTATTTTCTAACCTAATTACTTAAAATATAAAATATAAAATATAAAATAAAAATTATTTATTTTATTTAATTTATTGGTGTATTTAATACTGCACTAATTACTTCAGGAGGACATATTAATGTAAATAATTGATGTCTTACATTATCATCTATTATACAATTATTTAATAAATTTGTTTTTATATAAATTTCGTTTAAATCTGATATAGTTAATTTTTGTATTACTACATCATCTAAAATATCTAGAAAATGTAGTTTATTTTCATCATAAAATAAATTTTTTACATATTTATAAAAATTATTAAATGTTTTGATATGTTTATGATTATAATATTCATCACTTGTATATACAGTTACAGGGATATATTGCCTAAATTTAATATTTTCTTTGTTAATATTAAATAAATTTGCAAACTTTTCTTTAACAATATGTTTAAAATCATCTTCTTGAATTATCCAATTTGTTGATACCACAAATGTAGTAAAACAGATCAAAATAGTAATTATTATTACAATAGTCTTATTCATTTTTTATTAAATTGTTAATATTGATTAATTATTGTTGATTGATTAGTGATTAGTACATAGTATATTATGGATATTTTAAAAAACACTCGTTTTTTTTTCAATTTTACTTAATCTTTGTATAAAAATAGCTGACTCCTTAACAATTAGGAGTTAAACATTAATAAATATAAACAAAAAGTAGGATTAGAAAAGAGACATCACTCCTAAATTAAAATGATGATTTTTAAACGCACTTATTTCTATAGTGTAAAAAAATTATTTTCAAATGAGCTGACTCCTTAACAATTAGGAGTTAAACATTAATAAATATAAACAAAAAGTAGGAGTCAAAATAGTTTTCGCTCATAAATTAAAATGATGATTTTCAAACGCGCTTATTTATATAGTGTAAAAAAATTATTTTCAAATGAGCTGACTCCTTAACAATTAGGAATTAAACATTAATAAATATAAACAAAAAGTAGGAGTCGAAATAGAATCTGCTCCTAAATTAAAATGATAATTTTCAAACGCACTTATTTCTATAGTGTAAAAAAATTATTTTCAAACGAGCTGACTCCTTAACAATTAGGAGTTAAACATTAATAAATATAAACAAAAAGTAGGAGTCGAAACAGACTTCGCTCCTAAATTAAAATGATGAATTTCAAACGCACTTATTTCTATAGTGTAAAAAAATTATTTTCAAATGAGCTGACTCCTTAACAATTAGGAGTTAACCATTAATAAATATAAACAAAAAGTAGGAGTCAAAATAGTTTTCACTCCTAAATTAAAATGATGATTTTCAAACGCACTTATTTCTATAGTGTAAAAAAATTATTTTCAAACGAGCTGACTCCTTAACAATTAGGGGGTAAACATTAATAAATATAAACAAAAAGTAGGAGTCAAAATAGTTTTCACTCCTAAATTAAAATGATGATTTTCAAACGCACTCGTTTCTATAGTGTAAAAAAATTATTTTCAAATGAGCTGACTCCTTAACAATTAGGAGTTAAACATTAATAAATATAAACAAAAAGTAGGAGTCAAAATAGTTTTCACTCCTAAATTAAAATGATGATTTTCAAACGCACTCGTTTCTATAGTGTAAAAAAATTATTTTCAAATGAGCTGACCTCCTTAATAATTGATAAATTATTAGATAATTTAATTGTGCCTAATGTAGCTAAAGGTATAAATTATGCATATTGAACTATGTTTATTTTGCATATTTGTTTTAATTAGCTACATTAGGCACAACAAAATTATAATTTTAACTTTGCTGTTAGCTCACTTCAAATGAGCCGAGCTGACTCCTTAATAATTAGGAGTTAAGTATTAATAAATATAACCAAAAAGTAGGAGCCGAAATAGAATCTACTCCTAAATTAAAATGATGATTTTCAAACGCACTTATTTCTATAGTGTAAAAATAAATTATTTTCAAACGAGCTGACTCCTTAACAATTAGGAGTTAAACATTAATAAATATAAACAAAAAGTAGGAGTCGAAATAGATTCTGCTCCTAAATTAAAATGATGATTTTCAAACGCACTTATTTCTATAGTGTAAAAAAAAAGAATATTGGCACAAGGTTGATAAATAAATTAAAAAAATTATGTTTATCATTAATATGCTCATATTGATTTGTTATTTCATAAATTAGGAGCTCCTACTTTTAGTTTTTAGTTTCTCTATATATTAAAAATATTAGAATTTAAACGCAGCGATCGAGTTAAATTATAACTCCTTTTTGTGTATTATTTCATAAAGAATTCGGACTCCTACTTTAGTTTTTTAGTTTCTCTATATATTAAAAAATATTGGAATTTAAACGCGGCACTCTCCTTTTTGTGTATTATTTCATAAAGTAGGAGTTGAATTATAACTCCTTAAAATAAAAATTATTTATTTTATTTAATATAATGGTGTATTTACCTTTAAGAGGACATATTAATGTAAATAGTAACATTGGAAAAAAAACTACTTTTTTGACTCTCTACTTCCAAGATATTCACTACACCTGGAACAAAACACCAAATAATATTTAATATAATTATCCTCCTTATACACCCGTTCACGGGTAACGTTATGAGAACAGTTACAATAAAAACAATTAGGATGACAATGCATTTAAAAAAGATTTGGAATTAATTATTATTGTTGATTTATTGATTTATTGATTTATTGATTAATGATTAGTTGTTTATAGTATAATTATGAACATTTTAAAATACACTCTTTTTTTTCAATTTTCTATTTAATCTTTGTATAAAATATAAAATAAAAAAATAATTTTTTATTTTATTTTATTTTATTTTTTGAATGTGTAAATTTAATAAATTAATAATTACTTTTTTAGGACATATTAATGTTAATATCCTTACATCATCTGATATTGTAGGGGGTGTTTTTTCATTAATTATACAACCAGTTAATAATTTTTTATTTTCATCAATTTTATTTAGATCATATATAGTTAATTTTGTAAATTTTATATTATTAGAAATGCCTTGAAAATATACTTCATTTTCATTTTCATCATAAAATAAATTTTTTACATATTTATAAAAATCATTAAATGATTTAATATGTTCATAATTATATTCATAATAATTATAATACTCATCATCTCTTGTATATGCAGTTACACAGGAATCTTGTGTAAATATAATATTTTCTCTGTTAATATTTAATAATTTTGCAAACTTTTCTTTTACCATATTTTCAAACTCATCTTTTTTAATTATCCAATTTGTTGATACAACAAATGTAGTAAAACATAGCAAAATAGTGATTACCATAATAGTCTTCATTTTTAATTAAATTATATTGATTAATTGATTTATTGATTAGTGATTAGTGATTAGTTCATAGTATATTATGAAAATTTTAAAAACACTCGTTTTTTTTTCAATTTTCTATTTAATCTTTGTATAAAAAATATAAAATAAAAATTATTTATTTTATTTAATTTATTGGTATATTTTTTAATATATTAGTTAAAATAGATGGATCAATGCATAATAAAGAATTATCATTAATTTTATTCATTAATGAATAAAAAAACAAACAATCACGAAATAAATAATCATTTTTTAGGTTTTTCATATCATTATCAGACATATTAGAAATTATTAATTCATTTTCATCATTTACTTCAATATTTTCTTCAGAAATGTTGAATTTTTTTGAAATTTTATCTTTTGTAATTTGTTCTGTCAATTTGTGCACTATTTCCTTTAATATAAGTGATGTGTGTGTTTCATTCTTAATATATTTGTCTTTAATATGATAATTATATATATAATAATTAACTCCTAAAGAAATAATAAAACAGAATAACACAATTTTTAATGTTGAACTCATGTTGATATATTCTTAATTGTAAATATAATATAAAAAATCAAAAACACTCGTTTTTTTTTTTCAATTTTATATAATATATTCTTATATTCTTAATTGTAAATATAATATAAAAATCAAAAACACTCGTTTTTTTTTCAATTTTCAATTTTCTATCAAATAATTAATTTGAATTATTTTTTAAATTATAATAATTATAATAATAATTTAAAATGTCAGTAAAAATAGATGTATTAGTGCATAATATATGATGATCATTAATATTATTATCTGTTAATGTAGTAAATAACAAACAATCATTAATATTAAATAACTTATCATTTTGTAGGTTATTTATATCATTATCAGACATATTAGAAATTGTTAACATATCAGGATATTTTTCCAAAATAATTTCAACTTTAATATTATCTTCAGAAATGTTGAATTTATTTGAAATTACCTCTTTTACAATTTTTTCTATCTCTTTGTGCATTATATTTTTTAATACAATTGATTCATATGTTTCATTTTTAATATAATTATCTCTATACATATAATAATTAACTCCTAAAGAAATAATAAGACAAAATAAAACAATTTCTAATGTTGAACTCATTTTTGATATGTTAATATGTTAATATGTTAAGTTAATATAAATGTAGTTTTAATTGTAAATATATTATAAAAAATCAAAAACACTCGTTTTTTTTTCAATTTTATCTTTTTAATAAATAGTTTTCTAGATGATATTAAAAAGATTGGATTTTAAACGCAGTTCGAGTTAAATTATTAAATTAAAAATATTAAGCCTAATGAAGCTAAATAATAATAAATTAGCATAAGTAGCTACGCATATGTTTTTTCTTTAGCTTAATTAGGCTCAATATTATATTTTCATTTTTTAATGTTTATTTTATAAAGTAGGAATTGATTTGCAACTCCTACTTTTTATTTTTTTGTTTTTAGTTTTCTAGATGATATAAAAAAATTTTGAATTTTAAACGCGGCTCGAGTTGTTTTATAACTCCTTTTTTAATTTTTATTTTATAAAGTAGGACGTCTACTTTTTATTTTTTGTTTTTAGTTTTTTATATGATATAAAAAAATTTTGAATTTTAAACGCGACTAGAGTTGTTTTCTAACTCCTTTTAATGTTTATTTTATAAAGTAGGACGTCTACTTTTAATTTTTAATTAGAAATTTCCTAAATTTATTTTTAAATTAATTTTCTTTCATTTATAATAAATGAATAGATTACCAAAAGAATTAGAAAATCCTATAGATAGAAATATAAGAAATATTACAGATAATATCGCAAAATTTCTAACTAAATATAATTTCAATCCTGCAATTATAACAACAATTGGTAATATATGGAGTTATTTAGCAATTAAATTCATAAGAGAAAATGATGAAAATTTTAATAAAAATAGAATTATATTATTATTGGTTTTGAGACTTTTTACAGATTATTTATATGATAGTATGACATATTATTATTATTTACCAAGTAGATTTAATAAATGGTATCAATGTATTAGTAGTCATTTATTTGTTATAATTATATTAGGTTTTATTTTATATAGAACTGGAAATATATATCAAATTATATTGAGTTTATTAATGATGGGATTATTTATATATAATTTGTATGAGGTTGATAAGTATAAAAAATTAGAGAAACATCAAGATTATGGATATGATATTGACGAAAAATTTAAAGATAAAATGAAGAAAAAAGAGAAAATCATGAAATATACTAAATTTTTTAGTTATAGTACAATTATAATATACACTATAATAATTTTATACATTTATAAAAGTTAAAATGGATAACCTACATTCTTTGATAAAAAAGAATATATGCTTCTTTACTAATTATTTGAGATTGATTTAATGGTTGAACAGCTGCATCATTAAAAATAAACCAATTACCATCTGTATGTTTACAATAAGAATAATAATGACCACCATTATAACCTCCAACATGATTTATAACACTATATAATTCATATCGAGGATTACCATTAATTGTACCTTCTACATATTTTGATATATCTAAAATGATAGGATATTGAACAAGACCATTAATTTTTTCTTTTTTATGATTAAAACGTTTTAGATGAATAATTAATAGATCACTTGGTTTCCAAATAGAAATTTTGCGTATAGCTTGAGAACTATTTTCACATTCTTCACATTTCCATTTATTATCCTCATCCAACGTTTCATGCATTGTAAATAATTTTAAACATTGATCTAATGTCATTGGTGTATTTGATGAAGGTAGAGGTAAAGGTAGAGATAGATAACAATTTGGTTCATATGTATGACTAATATAATTACATTGAGGACATTTTGTAATATTATGAAATTGGGTATAGAAAAGTTCTATTATAACAGAATATTCTTTTTCAAAATGATTTTTCCAACTATTTATTGAATCAATCATCATTTTATCAAAATCATTTTTAGGTTCACCATTTATTTCTATTTTAACCTCCTTTGTCATTGATTGATGTAATAAATCTAATATAAAAACTAAACATTCATGTGAATCTTGTTGTAAAGTACCTTTAAAAAGTATTTGGAATATGGATAATATTTTTTTAAATTCATGTGGAACAATCGGAATCATCTGTTTATTTAATTTATCTTTTTTATCATTTGTCCAAAGATGATAAATTAATTTTCTATATGATTGCAAAACTGGTAATGTTTTCCTCTTTTTATCTGATTCATCCAATTTTAATTTTTCTAATAAATATTTTGTTAATGGTATTGTATGACTTAAACATTGTATTGTACTATTCATATAACATGTATTACCTATATTTCTTAAACCCGTTAATCCATTTATTTTTGGTATCTCCTTCTTTTCTACATCGTTTTTTATATCTGTATCATTATCATTATCCTTATTTCCAGTATCCGTATTTTCCGTATTATTTATATTATTCATTTTATTCATTTTAATAATATAAATATATAAAAAAATGAGTTTTTAAACCAAATTAATAGATATATTCAATAATAACAACTAATTTTTTTGAAAATAATGTATCAACATTTATATAATCAAAATTAACCTTTAATCCCGCTGGAATTACTGTTCCACCTATTTTTGCTGCTCCTAATGTATAATCACCAGCTATCCCAACTACAAAACCTTTCATATAATATGCTCTCATTTGAACATATGTAGGAGAGGTTGCTAAAAATGAATTTGTTACAGGTGTTTCTACAGTTATTGTACTGGAACTAATATCAATAGAAGCTACACGACCAAGATCATCATTATTAATACCATCAAATAATTTAACATAAAAACCAATTTGGATATAATTAAGAACTGTAGAACTAACATTAATAATGGTATCATTTGGAGATACATTTGCTGTTATAGTACCAATTATATCATTAGTATTTGGTGAAAGATAACAATTTAATATATCATCTTCATTATCATCATTTGATTTGAAATTAAGAGATAAAACCTCAATTGGCATAGGCCAACTTATAAATGAACTATAAGTAGAATTTGGTGCAACAGTAAATGATAATGTATCAAATTTAACATGATCACCTGTACCCCCAGTAGTATTCTCTTTTAATGCTACAATTGTATCACTTAATGTTTCTACTATATTCACACTATTATTATTAACAGTATGATTTGTATTAATAGGACATGTTGTAGGTTGAGTTTCAGACCATACATATTCCCATCTATTATCTGTATTACAATATATACGCCATTTATATATTGTTGTCATATTATTTATTATTAATTATTATTATGAAAATATAAAAAGTAAATTAAAATTATGGCAAATATAAATAATATTAAATACTTATAATTATCATTTTGTATAAATCCATCAAAATATTCAACAACCATACTATTTCGTTGTTTTGGATCAGAACAATAATCATAACATTCTTCTAATGATAATTTATTTGTCCAACCTTTTGGACGATCACTTATACAAAAATTAAAACAATTTTTATCCATTTTTAATTATAGTATATATAATTAAAAATATAATTTAATAAATTTAATTTAATTTAATTTAATTTAATCATCTAAATCATCTCTTATATCTCTTTTACAAACTGGACAAGTAACATTACATGTTGTTAACCATCTATCAATACAATTTGGATGAAATATATGGGAACATTTTAATTTTTTAATTCTACAACCATCAATTAAATCTTTTAAACATATTATACATTTATCTGATTCATCTCTGTCTCTCTTATTACCATTTTTATCTTCACTTTCATTATCATTATCACTTTCATTATCATTATCATTATCACATTTATATTGAATAATTGGTATTTTATTTACCTGTTCATTATTTAAAATAATAGGTACTGGATCCAAATTTGAATTATTTTGATCAAATTGAGAAGAAATATGCATTGAAAATGAAGAAAATGGATTTCCCACTCCAACAATATTATCAATATTCCTCGTAATATTATTAAATAAATTTAAAAAATTATCATCAAATGTTCTTGATTGATATTCATTAGATCCATTATTAGTTTGTCTTGATCTTTCTTCATTTTCATTTTCTGATTGATTTTGTTCTGGTCGCGGAGGTGGTGGAGGTGGTGGAGGTGGTGGTGGAGGCGGGGGTGGTGGAGGAGGTGGTTGACGATTTACCATAAATGGTCTTAAAGAAGGAATCCATTGAGTTGATTGGGTATGTGATGGGAATGAGTATGTATCATTAATTGTGCTAGAATTTCTTGAATTATAAAATGATGGTGTATTTCTATTTTCTATAATATTTAAATAATTTATAATATTATCGCAATATGATTGTAAATTTTGTAATTGACTTTTAATAATTAAAATGTCATTTTTAACTGTTTGTAATTCGGACATATTTATTTTAAATTTAATTATGAATTTATTTTTAAATTGAAATTTATTAAATAAGGCTGAAATATGTATTTATTAATAATATAGTAAACTTAATTTAAAGAATTAAAAAATTGAAAAGAATTTAAAACTATAATAAATTAAATAATAAATTAAATAATTAAATAATGTGTGGTATATTGGCATTATTATTAACTGGTCAAATTGATAAAATTGATGAATTATTGGGATATTTTCATAAGGCTGCTAAAACATTAACACATCGTGGTCCAGATTTCTTTGGTAATTATTCAGTTAAAAAAAATGATAAAGAGGTTTATATGGCACATACGCGATTAGCTATTATTGATCCAGATAGTGGTGATCAACCAATAAATCATTCTAAAATGAAATTAACATTGGGTGTGAATGGAGAAATATATAATTATAGAGATTTAAAAAATAATTTTAATAACGAGGATTTTATAACAAATAGTGATTGCGAAATTATTTTACATATTTATAATAAATTTAAAAATCCATATGAAATATGTAATCAATTGCGTGGTATGTTCTCATTTGTATTAGTTGATAATAATAATAATGATATAACTATAATAGTTGCACGTGATCCAATTGGTATAATTCCATTATTTTATGGTATAGATGAATATGAAAATATATGGTTTGCAAGTGAGATGAAGGCTCTTATAACAGCAAGATGTATTAAAATATTTGAATTTCCATCTGGTTCATTTATGAAATTACAGTTAAATGAAATTCAATCACAATCTATAATATCATCATTATCAACACAACTTGTTAAATGGTATCAACCAGATTGGAGTATTAAACCATATAAAGATTTATTTTTTATGTCAAATTTAAGAGATCTTCGCAATAATTTAGAAAGATCTGTTACTAAACATTTAATGAGTGATGTCCCATGGGGTGTTCTTTTAAGTGGTGGTTTAGATAGTAGTATTATTGCTGCTCTTGTCTGTAAACATGCATCTAAAAGAATTGAGACTAATGAGAAAGATCCAGCATGGTTTCCTATGGTACATACATTTAGTATTGGAATAAAGGGGGCTCCAGATTTAATTGCTGCTAAAAAGGTTGCAGAACATTTAGGAACGATACATCATGAATTTCATTTTACTGTAGATGAGGGAATAAATGCGATGAATGATGTAATATATCATTTAGAAACATTTGATAGAACAACATGTAGAGCAAGTGCACCAATGTATTTAATGGCGAGAAAGATAAAGACGATGGGTATTAAAATGGTATTAAGTGGAGAGGGTGCTGATGAATTATTTGGTGGTTATTTATATTTTCGTAGAGCGCCAAATCATATTGAATTATTTGAGGAGACAAGAAGAAAAGTATTAAAGTTACATCAATTTGATCTTGTGAGAGCTAATAAAAGTATGATGGCATTTGGAATTGAATTGAGAGTACCATTTTTAGATACAGATTTTATAAATTATGCAATGAATTTAGCCCCACAATATAAAATGTCAAATGATCGTATTGAAAAATATATTTTAAGAGAGGCATTTGCAGATTTATTACCATCTGAAATTGTATGGAGACAAAAAGAACAATTTAGTGATGGTTGTGGTTATGATTGGATAGATACATTAAAAAAATATACAAGTAATCTTTTTTCAGTTGAAAATGCTGAAGATGTATGGTATAAAACAATTTTTAATAGATATTTTCCATCAGACATATGTGATAATTTAATTCCAATTGGTAAATCAATTGCATGTAGTACATCTGAAATAATGCATTGGGATAAAAATTTTAATAATATGAATGATCCATCAGGTAGATCTGTTAAAGGGATTCACAATAATAGTTATTAATTTACAATAATATTTAAAAAATTTATTTATATATAATATATATAAATTAATGTTAATAAGAAAGAAAAATAATAAAAAGAGAAACAGAAGTAAAATAAATAAATATAAAAGTAAAAGTAATAGAAATAGAAATAGGAATAGAAATAGAAATAGAAATAGAAGTAAAATAAATAGAAATGGAGGAAATAGAAATGTATTAAATAGTAAATATAAAAGTACAGATCGTGCGACAGTTTTTGTATTGCCAGGAATTCCTAAAAACAAGGACATTGATATGTTAGAAAAAATGTATCCTGGTATTTTAAAAAAAATGAAAAGAGGTGACATAATAGAAAATTCATATAAAAGTGGATATCGTTCACAAGGAGTTTATTTTTATGATGGAAAAAAAATTATTGATCAATATCATGGTTATGATGATTATGGTTCAATTCCTGTTGAATTCAATGTTGTAACAGAATTTCCAATTTATTATTGGGAATTATTTAGTATGAAATATGATTATTCTTATGCTGAACCTGGTGATAAATCTGAATTTTATTGGCATTCTGAGGTGACACCAGTATCATTTGATTTTAGTAAAATTAATGGTTGTATATATGATATTAGTGAAATGAATAATAATAATATTATGTTTACACATAATAATAAAAAATATTTACTCTTGAAAGATAAAGATCAACAATATTTTTATGTTGATAAAAAAAATAATTCTAAAAAAATAATTGTATTTCCTGCAATAGAATATTATTCAAAAAATGATATAGAGGTAGGTAATACAACTAGAGAATATTCAAAAAAATATGGTGTTAAAATTGAGAATATTTTGTATGCAACTGAGGGTAATTAATTAGATTTCCAATAATTTTTGATTTGATTAAATAGTATTGGAATATCTGGATGATTGTATAATTTATAAAATGTTATTGATATTAAAGCAAATGATATAATATAGATATAATTAGCAAGTTCATTTTCACTTACATTATAAATAGGACTAACAAGACTATGTATAAAACTTTCATCAGTATTACAATTTCTAAAATATTTTTCTATTAATGTTAATGCACAAGTATCATTATTAAGAATCCAATGCGCCATCATACTAATACTAAACATAAAATGTAGTATAAGGAGAGTGATATTATTTGTAAATGGAACAACTATCATAAAAATTATATATAATAGATGTATAATCCATACTAATTTTGCACATATTTCTTTAAACATGTTTATAAAGTATAATATAAAAAGATTTAAATTTATTTAAAATTTGGCGTAAATATGAGTTTGATTTTATATTAATATAATATAATTAAAATGAATTTACAAAATATTCATATGATTGCAGATGCTGTTGCTATTGGTGGTTTATTTTATTATACTAATAAAAGATTTGAAAAATTACAAGAAATTATCATTAATCAACAAAATGATATTATGATTTTAAAAAAAGAGATAAATCGTATTAATAATACCATTTATGCATATAATATTGGTAATATAACTGCTGAACAACAATATCAACAACATCAACACCAACAACAACACCAACAACAACCATCACATGAATTACATAGAAATAATGAAAATGTAAATGTAAATGTTAATGTAGATGAAGATGAAGATGATGAAGAAGATGAAGATTCAATTGAAGAAATTGATTTAGATGATAATGATAATGATAGTGATAGTGATAGTGATGGTGATAGTGAAAGAATAATAGAATTAGATCATGAAGACGATGATAATAATAATGAAGAACAAACTGATAATGAAATAATTGAATTAGATGTGGATGATGAAAATAGTGATAATGAAGATAATGATAATAAAAGTGATGAGGATAAAAAAGATAATAATAATGAAGGAGAGAATAATAATGAAGAGGGTGAAGATAACATATATGAATTAAGTTTAAATAGTATAAAAGAAGAGAATAGTGATGATGAAGAGAATGAAGAAGAGGGTGAAGAAAATATATATGAATTAAGTTTAAACAATTTAAAATTAAAATTAAAAAGTGAGTTGATAGGAATAGGAAAAAAGGTTGGACTAAATTTAAATTATAGTAAGATGAAAAAAGATGATATTGTAAATGAAGTGTATAAAAAGATTAAAAGTAGAGATTAAATATATCCTACTTTTTGTTTTTAGTTTTCTCTATATATTAAAAAAGATTGAATTTTAAACGCGGCTCGAGCTATTTTATAACTCCTTTTTTATTTTTTTATTATAAAGTAGGAGATGAATTCCTGGCTCCTACTTTTAGTTTTTGGGTTTCTTTATATATTAAAAAAGATTGAATTTTAAACGCGGCTCGAGTTATTTTATAACTCCTTTTATTAAATTATTAATCATAAAGTAGGAGTTGAATTATGGCTCCTACTTTTAGTTTTTGGGTTTCTTTATATATTAAAAAAGATTGAATTTTAAACGCGGCTAGAGTTAAATTAAATTAAAAATATTGAGCCTAATGAAGCTAAATAATAATAAATTAGCATAAGTAGCTAAAGCTAAAATGTGCATACGTTTTTCTTTAGCTTAATTAGGCTCAATATTTATAACTCCTTTTTATTTTTTATTATTATTAAAGTAGGATTTCATGATTTTTAGTTTTCTCTATTGAATTTAAACGCAGTTCGAGTTAAATTATAACTCCTTTTAATTAATTTATTTATAATAAAATAATTAATAAAATAAATTAACTATTAATTTTTAGAGAAATTTGGATATAATATTAAGTCTAGTATTATTACTTAATTTTGTTAATAAAATATTAAATATATAATCTATATCTTTATAATTTACGACATTTACATCATCATAACCTAATTCTAATTTAATAAAAGGAAAGTCAAATAATAATTTATTAACAATATAATATTTAAAGTTATAATAGAGGTTCATTACTGGGTCTTTCAATATATTTATCAAATCTATTAATTTACCATCATATATCATATCATATATTATTTTATAATCATAATCAAAACCAATTTCTTCTTGTATATATTTCATATTAATAAATAAATCTTTACTGATTAATGGTGAATGATAAAATAAACCATTAAATTTTATGAAAAGTTTATTATTTTCATCATTTTCATGTTTACTAATAAATTTATTTATAAAAATTGAGTAATTATCATCTTCATATTGGTTATTAGCCAATCCTCGTAAATTGGGATTATCATTTGTCCAATCAATTTTATCTAATAATATAATATTGGTATCAGTAATTTGATTACGAATTGTATTAATATTATTAATATTGGTATCTCTTTTTTTTTCAATATTTGTGATATTATTATTAATATTTGTGATAAGATCTTGGGAATCTGTAAAATTAAGATCTTTAACATAGGGTTCTAATTTTTTTTTACATTCTGTAAAGTTATTTTGTAAACTTTGACATTCATCTTTATCTTGATTGATACAATCTTGTATTTTATTCCAAATATCAACACATTCTTTTTGTATAATTTTTGCTTCATTATATCTTTCTTGCCTGTTTTTATAATTTTCTAATTCTTTTTTGAGTTTATCAATTTTATCATTATAGAACTTTTCACTTAAATAATCATCTAATAATTTTTTTTTTTCATTTTCATTAAAGTTTTCCCATATGTTATTTATATTATCAATAATTTCTTTAATTAAATAACATCTTAATTTTATTAAAACATCTAATGGTAAATTAATTAATAAAAAGTATTGATTATGGTCTGTTAATATAGAATTATATGAGGGAAATTGTAAATTTGACAATATATCTATTGTATCTCTATATAAACTATCTTTTATAATATCATTAGAGTATATTATACTATTTTTATTTTTAATAAAGTTATCAATAAGATTATTATCATTTAAATATTTTTCAAATATATTTTTCATATCACTATTTCCAACATTATATTCTACTGAATATAATCCTAATATAATTGGTTGAAATTCAGCTATTAAATCATCTGTTATCCATGGTGGATAAACACTTTTAATTTGATTACAAATCATACATTGATAACTGATAATATTATCAGTTTCTTCATTAATTTGAATATTTTCTTTTGATTTATCTTTTAAAGAATTTATATTTTCATTTATAATATTATTAATTTGTTCTAAAATTAATTGATGTAATTTAGTTCGATTTAAATTTGCATCTGGTGTAATTTCAATATTATTTATTTTATTATTAATATCATTTAATGTATCAAAATATATTTTTTCTCTATCAATTGGATTTAATGGAGATGATGTTTCAGTTATAAATGGTATAATATACTTATTTTTAAGTTCATCATCATTTTTATATTTTTTTTTAATTATATTATTTGGATATATAACTAATTGATTATTACTAATATTATAAATTATATTGATTTTTTCATTTATAATTAATTGATTTATTTCCTGATTAAAATATAATGTAAGTTGATCTTTAAAATTTTTATTTTTAATTAATTTTTCTGATTTTTTAATAAATTCATTTCTGATATTATTATTATTATTTAGGGAATCATTTTCTAATACACTACAACTAGTACATAAAATTAAATCTTTTAAAATATTTTGTAATTTTTTATCCATTTTTTGAATTATTGTTTTATTACCAAATAATATTTTTTCTATCAATCTATAATTAATTTCATCATTTCTATATTCACCTAATAAATATGGAGAAAAAAATTCTTGATATATATCAAAATTAAATGTATCAATAGTTAATTTTAGTACATCTTGAATTCTATTAATAGTACCTTCATTTAATTTAATAAAACGTTCTTCAGTTAAAGCAGTATAATATTTTTTATCATTTTTTATATAAAAAGGAAACCATTTATGAGTTCTACCAAATGGAGGTTTATCTAAAAGACAATGTGTTCTCCAATATGGCCAAAATGGTTCATCTGTAAGACTATATTTTTTTTCTCCGAATGATATATTATTTTTGATATTATTTTTAATTATATTTTTAGTCGGAATATAATATTGTTGTTGTTGTTGATATTTCTTTTTTTGAGTATTTGATATGAGTGATAATCTATATGTTATAGGATTAAATTTTTCATTGAAATTTGAAATAATTTTTAATGTTTTTAATTTTTGTATGATATTACGTTGTTTATTTAGAAATTCAACTCCATTTTTAAGTGTATCAATAATTTTATATAAAGTATCTAATTGTATAAATAAATCATTATGAGTAAATTTATCTAAATATTTAAAATTAACAATATTATTCTTTTTAAAAATTTTTTTTTTATATTCTTTCTCATTTTTAATATATTCCTTAACATTTCTATAAATTGATGTTGTATCATTTTTAATTTGATTTAATCGTAACATACCTAATTCAGGATAAGCTAATAATATTGTTATTATAGGATGATATCTAAATTTATTATCATCAACTTTTTCCTGTGTAAAATGTCTTAATGTTCGATTTAAATTCCAATTAATATTTTCTATTTTATTATCAATTATTTCTATCAAATTTTTTCTTGTTTTCTCTTGATCAACAACTTCATTATTTAATATTCCATCAATTGGAAAATGTAATTGAATATTACCTTCATTATCTGATATATAATATTTTAATATTATTCCACCAATCTCTTTTTCCATTTTCTTTTCCATTTCTTTTTCATTTTGAATAAACATTTTAAATGGTAAATTATATAAAGTAGAATAATAGTTAATAATAATTGCAAATTCATCATAATCTAATCGTTTCCATTCTGTAATAGGTTGAACTATACCATTAACATCTTCATTTTTAATTGTTTTTTCTAGAAATGGATTTTTATTATTTTCAAATAAAGTATATTGTTCTTTATGTTCCATTATACCTAATGGTTTTAATTTATTTAAAGTCTGAATATAATCTATTGTTGGTTTATTTTCTAAAAAATTTAATGATTTTATATAAAGATTCTGTTTTATTTGATTTCTATTTAAGTGATTAAAAACTCCTTTTCGTTCCATAACACATGCTACATATGATAATAAACTATCATTCACTTTTTTTTCCATTTATTATTTATTATTTATTATTATTATTTAATGTATATTTAATTATATACATTAAAAATTTTATAATAATATTTAACTAATTAAATATTTATAATTGTATCCCTTTTTTTATTATTTTTTCTTTTTTTCTTAGTTTTAGAAATATTAATACTTCTTGTTGGGGCAGTTACACCATCACTACTAACATCACTAAATCTATCATTCTTATTTATATTCATATTCTTATTCTTATTATCATTAATTTCAGAATCTGATAAAAGACTTCCATCATTATCTGATTCCATTAATTTATTCATCATATTGTTTATAATATCATTTCCATCCATCTGTTGATTCATTTGAGGCTGATGAATACCATAATTCATTGGAATACCAACACCTCCTGGTGGCATACCAGGACCTCCCCCTCCATCTACACCTCCACCTCCACCTCCAGTATTATAAGTTGGCATACCATTCATATTCATATTCATATTCATACCATTCATATTCATATTCATATTCATATTATTTGGTGGTTGATTCATAGATGCAGAACGTGCGATATGTTGTAATATATCAGAATTTGGTCTGGTATTATTATTACCAAGTGAAAACATTGTTTTTTGTAAATGAAACATGAATGCGCTGCTACCAAGAGCAAATAATAATTTAATTTCAGGAGCCATTTTAGCTTTTGTTTTATATTTTTCATATAATTCTTCAAATATGTCATCATAACTATTGATATCTGTCATCACAGATTCTGACCATCCATCTAAATTAACATCAAGTGGATCATATTTGGTATTTAAAAATTCAATTCCAGTTACAAATGCAATTAACATTCTTCTTGAAAATTGAATACTATTATCAATATTCATTTGATTATAAACCTTACTATAATAATTTTCCATTTCCTCTAATTTTGACTCCATTGTAAATGGAGGGACATCCATCTTTTTTCTCCATCTATCAAATTTAAATAATAATTCCTGTTTTCTAGTCTGTCTCTCTTCATATGTTCTTGGTTTTCTAGGTAAATCATATCTTGGTGTTTGTGGTGTTTGTGGTGTTTGTGGTGTTCGTGGTGTTAGTGGTGTTTGTGGTATTTTAGGTGATCGATATGAATTAGTATATGATTTAGGACTTTTTGTTTTTTCATCATATTTATCATTATAATCATCATATTTATCTTTTTCATAATTATCATTATGATTAAATATATTATGTGGTGAATTTTTATGATCAATTGTAATATCTGGTTTTTTTTTATGTGTATTCATAAGTAATTCCACCATAGCATCATCATTTTTATCAGCATATGTTGATTTTATATCTGATGGTTTTAAGAGTGAAGGTGAATGAAGAAAATCTTTAGGTACAACTAATTTATCATTACCAAACGATAATTCACTATCACTTTTTAATAATGGATTATCTTTATCATCTATAAAATTTAATTTTGGGGATTTACTCATATTGTCTTTATTAATAATTATTTTTTATTTATTAATTTTTTTCGAATACATTTTTTAATTTAAAAATCATATTTTTAAATCTATATATCATAAATTTAAATTCATTTCTCATTCATTCTCATTCTCATTCTCATTATTAATAGGATGTAATTTAATTTTTGATTTATCTGTTGGACATGATACTTTATTTGCTTTATATTTATAACATACTTTATTATCATCAATATAAGTTATTTTTCCAGCATTATAAGGTGTTGGATATTTGACAACTATTTTAGGAGGTGGTGTAATAATATATGTTAAAAATATTCCTATAAATAGACTAATTAGAAAAATAGTTGGATCAATATATTTCTCAAACATAATTTTCTTTATTCTATATAAAGAAAAATAAAATAATGAATTGTAAAAAATGTAAAAAATGTAAAAAAAGTATTATTATTAATACTTTAAATCCAAATAATTATTATAATATCAGAAATGAAGGATATTTAGGTTACTATGATAAAACAAATCCATTTTCATCATCATCTCTTTATATGATAAATTTCCCTAATCATTTACAACATTATTGGAATCAATATCCTGTTGAATTTACACTTACAAAACCCAAAATTCATTCGCGTTTATATAAACCCCCAGATTTTGATTATTCTAATCAAATTAAATAATTAAATTAAATTAAATTAATAATATCAAGTATAAAAATAATATTTACTTAAAATATAAACAACAAATTTTATTATTTTAATTTAATAATACAATGATGGATTTTGAACAATTTGGTAGTGCAAAACGTAGAGGTCCCAGAAAGTCTAAAAAATCTAAATCTAAGAAATCCAAGTCTAAAAGATCTGGTAAATCAAGAAAAGGTAGCCATTTAAGATATATTTTATATAAACCATCTTCCAGTTTAACTGTCGTTTTAAATTCATCATCTCCAATTTCACGTCAAAATGTTATAAAAAAGATTTGGGCCTATATTCATGCACATAAATTACAAGATAAAAATGATGGTAGAGTTATAATCAATGATGCAGTATTTAAAAAAATATTCGGTGTTTCTAAAATGAAAATGACAGAAATGAATAAATTACTATCTAACCACCTAACAAATGTTACTTCTAACCGCCATCGTTCTAAAAAAAGAATGAGAGGTGGTGCAGATGATGATGAAGATGAAGATGAAGATGAAATGGAAGGTGGTGCAGATGATGATGAAGAAGAAGAAATGGAAGGAGGTCGCCGTCATAGAAAAAAACGCAGAAGTCGTAAACAAAAAGGTGGTGATGATGATGAAGATGAAGAAGATCAAGAAGGTGGCGATGAAGATGAAGAGGAAATGGAAGGAGGTCGCCGCCATAGAAAAAAACGCAGAAGTCGTAAACAAAAAGGTGGTGATGATGATGAAGAGGAAATGGAAGGAGGTGATGGCGATGATGAAGATGAAGAGGAAATGGAAGGAGGTCGTCGTCATAGAAAAGGACGTAAAGGAAGTAAAAAACAAAGAACTAAAAGTCGTAAAGGAAGTAAAAAACAAAGAACTAAAAGACGTAAAGGAAGTCGTGGGCGTAAAGGAAGTCGTAAATAAATATAAGTAGAAATAAATTAAAATTAAAATTAAATAAATAGGAATTTTTTTATATATATAAATTTATATAAAAATAAAAATAAAACATGGGAAAATGTTTATCAATATTGGCTCCAAAGAATAAATCAACAACTATTCAACCATTAACAATAATGAGTAATGTAGGTGAAGTAGATGATAAATTAATGTTAAAAAAATTAAAAGAGTTTTTTGGTGAATATTTTATTGATTATTTAATTAGTGACACATATTATAATTTGCATAATATGGAAGATATCAAAAGATTTCTTAAAGAGACATCTGTCAATTTAGAAGAATATAAAGATGAAACATTTGATTGTGATGATTTTTCATTCGTCTTATTAGGAGAAGAACGTAAATGGTATAGAAATTCATTAAAAGTTACAAGTACAAGTGCTAAACTTAAAGGTAGTGCATTTGGAGTTATATGGGGTGATATTAGACAATCTCCAACTCAAACTGAACCATTTTGGCATGCATGTAATATGTTTATAGATGAAAATTTTAAAATATGGTTAATTGAACCACAAACTGATATGATACATGAATTTTATCCTGGTTCACGAGCAACTAAAATTATTATTTAGATTAAATAATTTTTCATAAATATATCTTTTAGTTTTTTTTCATTATAATTATTAATAATATCTATTATAGATTTTCCATTATAATCCTTTATTATTAATTTTAAATTCTTTCTTATTTCATCTTTTTCTAAAAATAAATCTAATAAATCATAATTAATTGTTGGATATCCATATTTTATTTTTTTATTATTTAAAATATTATCATCATAATAATATGATATCAATATATTTAATGGTGTCCTCCCACTAATATCTTGATCATTCAAAATATTAAATAACTTCCTATTTAATATCTCCTCTATTAAAATAATAATCATATATCCATTACCATATTTACATGCAAAATGTAATGGTGTCATATTTTCAATATATTCTTTAGTATCAAGTTTGATATTTTTACATTTATTAAATAAATGTAAAATATTTTTATAATCATCTTCTGATAACTTTAAATTTGCTAAAATATGTAAAAATGTCCAACCATTTTTATTTTGAATATTTGGATCCATTCCTACTTCTTTACCCAATAATTCATCTATTTTATTAAAATTTAAATCTCTTGCACATTGATGTAATATAGTATTTCCATATATATCTATCTCCATTTTATAGTATATTATATATAATGTATAAATTTAGGGTATATAATTATTTCCATCCTTACTTAATTTTCATAAATATTATTTTTATTTTCAATTTTACCTTTACCTTTACCAAAACTAACAATTATTTTAGTATGTTTTTCTGTTTCTATTTTAGATGCAGAAATAGGGACTGGCATTTTTGAATAGAGTGATTCGTCATTATTATCAGAATTATTATTATCAGAATTAGATTCTTTAGAATCAGACTTATCATTAGATCGTTTTTTGGTATTTCTACGTTTACGTTCAGATCTTTTAGTAAATCTTTCCATATCTGTTTCTATATCATCTAAATGATCAATAACATAATCTATAACTGCATTATTAATTGCCCATTTGAAAAAATTTAGTTGACCAACAGTTGTTTCAATGTATAAATCATTTGTGGTATCATAACAAAATGATATTCTTTCACCACGTCTAAATGGATCAAAACGATCTTTTTTATAGCTTTTAAGTTGTGATTTATATTGTAGATATACAAGAAATGGTTGTGCTAATTTAGGATTATCGGTTATTTTGTTACTTTTATCTAAATAATATGCAATCTTTTTATTTTTTGAATAATTTGTTACGAAATGATCTAAAACTCTTAATGATAGTTTAGTTTTGTCTAGTAAAATAGGTAAAAGTTTATTTAAATTTTCTGGTTCATTATAATATTTCATTAAAACTTTCATCAAAAGTTCCTCTTTATTTACAATACATTTAAAACTATCTTTAATTATTGACATATTGTAATTTATAATACACAAGAGTATTAATACTTAAAAAATATACGCACAATTATAATAATTATTTATTATTAATTTTAAAGTCTTATATTTTTAAATTGAAAATTGAAAATTGAAAAAATTTAATATGTTTATTAATTTTTATAATTATCGTATAGTACAATTATAAGTAATTAAGTTAATTAAATTTAAATTGAATAAAATAAAAATGTCAGGAAGATACGTTGAGTCAATGCGTAAAATTATTAATAAAAATGATGATATTGAAGATCCAATATCATTAGAGGAAATTGATTTAAATGAAGAATCACCATATCGTCATAAAACAATATTTTTACGAATGAGTAATAATATAGTAAAACCATTTAATACTGAGCATTTATATAATTATGTTAATAATAATAATAATCCAATAAATCCTTTAACAAGAGTGAAATTGGATAAAAATGAAATGGATTATATTAATCATTATCATAACTGTTATAAATTTGAATTTGAAAATAATTTAAAGTGTGATGAAAATTTAGAGAACTATATTAAACAATTAAAAAACAATTATATACAATTTAAATTAGATAAACTATCATTAAGTAACGATAATGATATTCAATTAATTGAAACAAAATTTAATATTCCAATTATTGCATATATAGCATTTTTATCAATTGAACATTTTATAACAAAATGTGAATGTGATAATGATCCATCTGATTTAACATTTGAAAGAAATAAAAGTATCGATATCTTAAATCAAAATCAAAATCAGGATTTTGGCAAAAACTGGGTATTAAGAAATTCAAGTGAAAACAGAAGATTAAATCTAAATGAAAATATTGAATTTGGTGAATCTGTATATGCTATAACATTTAAAAATAAAGACAATGAAATTATTCATTCTTTATTCTATCATAAATTAGGTTTTGGTTGGTATACTTATGGAAAAGATAAAAAAATTATAGTAAGACCATGTTTTTTGGATTTATTAGATTTATTTCTTAATAAACTTGACTTAAATTTTACATTTGATGATTTAATTTTTGATTAATTAATCAATCTATATTTTTTATATTTTTATTAAGTAAAAATTTTTTGAAACTGTTAGATATTTTATCTTTATTATATGGAATATTATTTATTGATACCAATGCTATATCTTGAATGATAATTGCTGCAAGATTTTCCATATCACCAGCCTGTTTATCAAATAATTTCATTTTATTTAATTTTTTAATTAATAAATTTATATAGTCAGATTGTGATTTAGTAAATGGATCTTCATTCCCAAAATTCTTTTTAATAAATACCATTAATATATTAAATAAATCACTACTTTTATAATCCTGTAAATTTAATTTATATGGAAATCTTCTATTTAATCCTTCATTAAAATTTAAAAAACATTTATACATTTTATCATAATATCCAGCAGTTATCATAATTATCATACCCCTATATTTATCTAAAAATAATAATAATTCTACAATAGCATCACCTTTAAACTCACCACTATCAAAATTATTATCTTTATCTGGACATCCAGTTAATTGATAAGCTTCATCTAAAAATAATACATTTTCAAGAGCAGAATTTAATAATGATAATGTTTTAATTGCTGTTTCACCAATGTGATTAGATATAAATGATTTTGCTGAAGTAATTTTAGGTTTTCTATTTGATATTAATATACCTAACTTAGAAAACATATAACTTGCTACTTCAACAAATTTTGTTTTACCAATACCACTTTTTCCAGTTATTATAAAATTAAGATATTTATCAAGAAAAAAAAATGGTAATTGTGCAAATAATACTATGATACTATATAAAGTTTCTCTTAATTCTTTACGAGCTTTACCAATTAAAGATGCAATACCTAAATCTTTATTATCAATTATATTTAAAAGTTGTTCTTTTTTTGTTTTATGAAGATCAGGTTCATCTTTTTCTAATATTTTAATACGTTTATTAATTTTTTCTACAAATAAATTTATTTTATTTAATTCTTTTTTTAAATTATCTATTTCGTTTTGTTCAACCTCAGTTTTTGTAATTCCGTAATATTGTTTTTTAAGATAATCTAAATCATTTTGAACAAGTTTATAAATTTTATTATAATTAACTAATTTTTTATATAAAAAGATTTTTTCACTTGTTAATATCTTATTTATAAATTTATCATCATTTATTTTATCTTTTATAGTTTCATATGTTATTGTAAGTGAATTATCTTCTATATTATCATGCATTGTTTCTAAAATTTCTGAATTCTTTAATACTTTAAAATCAGATTGAATTATTTTTTTTATATCATTAAGATCAATATCAAGCTGTTTTTTAATTAATTCTTGTTTAGTTGGTGGTTGTCTTAATTGCCTTATTGGTTGTTGTCTTAATTGTCGTATTGATTGTTTTCTTAATTGCAGTATTGGTTGTCGTCTTGATTGTTTTCTTAATTTCAATATTGGTTGTCGTTTTGATTGTCGTTTTGATTGTACTGGTTTAATAATAATATCTTTTATTTTTATTTTTTCTGTATGACTTTTATTAATCATATTTATATATATATAAATATAAATAAATATAAATTTATAATTTAAAAATGATTTTATTATACAGGAGGAGGTTGGGCTTCAACTGCTGGATATAGTCTTTTAGATGAACAAGTACCAGGATGTTGTTGAATACAAATATATTTAATATATTCACATAAAATACTTTTTGGTAATTTTAAAAGTTCCTTTTTTTCATATTCTGTAGGATATCGTTGTGTTAAATGTGGTAACAAAGCTTTAGTATAATCATGTGGAAAATTTGTACTTATCATATAATCAATTAATTGTATTTTAGTCCAATATCTATTTCTATATAAACACATTGTTTCAGTTTTAAAATCGTTAATTAATAGATCAATATAATTTTTAATTATATAATCAAATGTATTTTTACTATTTAACATCATATGTTCAATTATATAATAACCTATATCTTTTTTACGTATTTTTTTAATAAGTTTATTAATATTAGGAAATATATTTGTTAATTTATTTTCAAGAAATTTAAAAAGTAATTCAATATCATTTTGATAATAAATCTGTTTACTTAGAATACTATCTATTTCATCTTTTATTAAATCTAAAAGAGTATTTTTTTCATCATCTATTTTATCTTTATATAATGTTCTAAAATGTTCAATATTTTTATAAAATTGTCTATAATTTGATATTCTTTTTAAATATTTAAAAAAACCCTCTTCTTTATTCATATTAGTTTTAGATATTAATTGTGTCAAATATTCAAATGCCTTTTGGCCATTTATTAAATTCATTGGATTAATATTTTCTCCATATTTAATAAGTGTTTCCAATACTTCTAATGCAACTTCATATGTTCTATTAACACGAAATATATTTAGAAAATTAGTTAATCTGCTAATACGACTATATTGGTTTGCTATATGATCATTAAAATCTTTAATTTTTTGTTGTGCTTCATCATCTAATTTTTTTTTATAATATTCATATAACTTATTTAATTTTATTCTATCTGTATAAAAAAAATTAGTATATGACATAATATTCTATATAATTTATAAATAAAATTTTTTAAAATTAAATTGTTTTATAAATCATTTTAATTTATTTATCATAATTAATTATAAGATAAATGTCAGGAGGTGCATCTGCAACATGTGCATATAATGTAGATTTAAAAGTTACATCTATCGAACTTGTAAAAGGTAATTTAGTTGGCGATGTTATCGGTGATTTAACTGGTGATGTATATGGCAATGTTTATGGAAATGTAATTGGTGATGTTACCGGTAATATATGTACCGATACCATAATTGTCAAAAATTTTATTGATCTTACCGGTGCCAAAATCGCAGGTCTCACCGTTTGTGGAAATTTACATGGTGATGTTACCGGTAATCTTTGGGGTAATGTTGTAGGAGATGTTATTGGTAATCTCATAGGGGATGTAATAGGTGATATAACTGGAAATTTATGTGGTGATGTAAAAAGTAATTTAGTAGAGGCAAATTTAATTATAGTTACAGATAATTTTATCGGAAATCTCTTAGGTAATGTCACAGGTAATCTTATAGGAAATGTTATTGGTGATGTTACCGGTAATCTTTGTGCCAAATTTGTTAAAATTACCGAATTATTAGATATTAGTGGCACCACCGTCATCGGTGGTAATCTCGAAGGTGATGTTATAGGTAATCTTACTGGTGATGTAACCGGTAATTTAACTGGCGATGTATTGGGAGATTTAGAAGGTAATACAGTAGGCACACATTTTGGTAAAGTGATGGGTGATGTATGTGGGGATGTTTCAGGTAATGTGTTTGGACTTCATATTGGACAAGTATTAGGAAATGTTACTGGTAGTGTTGCTGGAAATGTATTCGGAACATTATTCGGTTCAGTACAAGGACAACTAACTGGTACTGTGATTGGAGATGTTACTGGTAATGTAACAGGAGATGTGACTGGTAATATAGTTGGTAATGTGATAGGTTTAGTATTTGGTGATTTAATAGGGAATGTGACTGGAACAATGATAGGAGATGTTATAGGGAATTTAGTTGGGGATGTTACTGGTAATATATGTGCGGAAGGTGTTAAAATAACAGATACATTGGATTTAACTGGTGCAAATGTAATAGGTTTAATGATAGATTTAATTGGAAATTTGGTGGGTAATGTAACTGGTGATGTAACTGGTAATCTTTTTGGTAATGTAGTGGGTGATATATGTAGTTCAGGATTAAGTAAATTTAATGGATTTGTAGATTTTAATGGTGCAACTGTTCAAAATCTCATTATTAATCCATTAATTGGTAACTTAATTGGTAATGTAATTGGTAATGTAATTGGGAGTGTTACTGGTAACTTATGTGGTAATATATTAACATTAAATATTCAACCAAAAGCTGGTCCATTACTCCAAATTGCCGGTATAACAATTGATACTAGTGGTAACATTATTGGTAATATAAAAGGAAATGTAAAAGGAGACATTTTTGGTAATGTATTTGGCAATGTATTTGGAAATGTATTTGGTACACATATTGGTGATGTAATTGGAAATACAGTTGGTGTACATTTCGGAGATGTAAATGGTAATGTAAATGGCGATATCTTTGGCAATGTTAATGGTAATTTAATAGGAACATTATTCGGAAATGTAATCGGTAATGTAACTGGTAATGTTAATGCACCAGTTGCTAATATCACCAATACACTAAATTTAACTGGCGCAACAGTCATTGGTTTATCACTCACCGGTGATGTTATCGGCAATTTAACCGGAAATGTCACAGGAGATCTAATGGGAAATGTCGTCGGAAATGTTACCGGTTTTGTAGTAGGAGGATTATTTGGTGACGTACTCGGAAATCTTAATGGTGACGTTATTGGTGACGTAACTGGTAATGTAATAGGAGATGTAATTGGTGATGTAACTGGTAATGTAATAGGGGATGTTACAGGTAATTTATGTGGTAATGTAACTACAGATTTTATAATATCAAAAAATATTGTGGAGGATATTCAAGTAATAGGTGCTAATCTATTAGCAAATATTATAGGTAATCTTATTGGTGATGTAATTGGTAATCTTGAAGGTAATGTAATTGGCGATTTAATTGGTAATGTAATTGGTAATCTTGAAGGTAATGTAATTGGTGATTTAATTGGTAATGTTATTGGAGATATAACAGGTAATTTATGTGGTAATTTATATACTAATTTTATAATTAGTAAAGTTCCATTAATGGATATTCAATTATTAGATGGTAATTTAAATGGTAATTTAATGGGTAATTTCTGTGGAAATATTAAAACCAATTTAATAGAGAAGAAGACTAATGGAAACATAGTTATAGATGGTAATATTTGTGCAACAAATCTCATTTTTACAAATGAAATTCAACCTAAAAGTGGTAATTTAATTATTATTGATAGCATTATGATTGATAATGGATCAATAACAACAAATGGTAATCTATGTGCCAATTTAATTCAAACCGATTTCATACAATCTAAGACTGGTAATTTAGTAACAATAGATGGCAATCTTTGTACAACAAATCTCATTTTTACAAATGAAATTCAACCTAAAACTGGTAACTTAATTACTATTAATGACATTATGATTGATAATGGAACAATTACTGGTAATTTAATAGGTGATGTATGTGCAAATTTAATTCAAACTGATTTTATTCAATCTAAGAGTGGTAATTTAGTAACAATTGATGGCAATCTTTGTACAACAAATCTCATTTTTACAAATGAAATTCAACCCAAAACCGGTAATTTAATTACTATTAATGACATTATGATTGATAATGGAACAATAACAACAAATGGTAATCTATGTGCCAATTTAATTCAAACCGATTTTATACAACCCAAAACTGGTAATTTAATTACAATTGATGGTAATCTTTGTGCAAACTTGATATTTACAGATCAGATACAACCCAAAACTGGTAATTTAATTACAATTGATGGTATTACAGTTGATACTGGAACAATTACTGGTAATTTAATAGGTGATGTATGTGCAAATTTGATTCAAACCGATTTTATTCAATCAAAGAGTGGTAATTTGGTAACAATAGATGGTAATTTATGTGCAAACTTGATATTTACAGATCAGATACAACCTAAAACTGGTAATTTAATTACAATTGATGGTATTACAATTGATACTGGAACAATTACTGGGAATTTAATAGGTGATGTATGTGCAAATTTAATTCAAACTGATTTTATTCAATCAAAGAGTGGTAATTTGGTAACAATAGATGGTAATTTATGTGCAAACTTGATATTTACAGATCAGATTCAACCCAAAACTGGTAATCTAATTATGATTGATGGTATTACAGTTGATACTGGAACAATTACTGGTAATTTAACTGGTAATATAATAGGTGATATAACAGGTAATTTAACAGGTAATACAATTGGTAGTATTGTTGGGAGGATGTTTGGGAATGAACAAACAATAACTGGTGATGGTATTGGAAAAGATGCGATAGATATAACAAAATCTGTTATCTATTTAGATACAAGTGGTGGAACTAGTGATCTTACTTTAGCCAATGGAACAACAGGTCAATTTTTGGTAATTATAATGACAGTTGCTGGTAATGATGCAGTATTGGATTCAGGTGATGTAAGTTTTGCACCAAGTATTACATCAATAACATTTTCAGCAGTTGGGGATAGTGTATATTTAATTTATACTGCATCTGGATGGGCAATTATTGGTAGTTATAATATTGTAATTGTTTAAGTTAAATTAAATTAAATTAAATTAGATTATTGCTCCTATTTCAGTCAATAATAATATTATTAATAAAATAAGCAATATTGTTAAATAACAATTATGCACATTATTATCTTTATTAACTACATAACTGCATTAGGAGCATTTTCAATTTAAATAAATTGAAAATTTTTGGCTTTCGTAAATATGACTGACCATTCCCCTACTTTATTTTTTCAATTTAAAGAAAAAGTTCTTTAAATTGAAAATTTTTGGAGGTCAAAATGTAGGTGTTAATATGACTGACCAATTCCCTACTTTATTTTTGAGTTTAAATAAAAAGTTCTTTAAATTGAAATTTGGGTGGTCAAAATGTAGGTGTTAATATGATTGATCAATTCCCTACTTTATTTTTGAGTTTAAAGAAAAAGTTCTTTAAATTGAAATTTTGGCGATCAAAATGTAGGTGTTAATTTGACTGATAATCCCCCCTACTTTATTTTTTGAGTTTAAAGAAAAAGTTCTTTAAATTGAAATTTTGGCGGTCAAAATGTAGGTGTTAATTTGACTGATCCATTCTTTATTTTTTATTTTTTGAGTTTAAAGAAAAAGTTCTTTAAATTGAAAGTTTTGGCGGTCAAAATGTAGGTGTTAACATGACTGACCAATTCCCTACTTTATTTTTGAGTTTAAAGAAAAAGTTCTTTAAATTGAAATTTTGGCGGTCAAAATGTAGGTGTTAATATGATTGATGATTCCCCTACTTTATTTTTGAGTTTAAAGAAAAAGTTCTTTAAATTGAAAATTTGGCGATCAAAATGTAGGTGTTAATATGATTGATGATTCCCCTACTTTATTTTTGAGTTTAAAGAAAAAGTTCTTTAAATTGAAAATTTGGCGATCAAAATGTAGGTGTTAATATGACTGACCATTTCCCTAC